TACATGCGTGGGTGATATTCGTAGAGCAGATTGGGCAATTGACGTTCGTTTCATGGACTTTTATCAGTTGCAAGATTTGATTAAAGGTATTGCTACTCTTCCTGATGACCATCCTGATAAAGAGGGATGGACACTTCCTACTGAATCTGAGTTGAAGAGTTGGTTCATGCCTCCTACAGACGCCGGTCAGCTTGGAGAATCTGTAAGTCAGCAAGCAACTTACGTAAAAGGTATCGTACATCACTCAGAGGATATTAACATTCAAGTTAGCCCAGATGTGCTCTTTAAGAAGTTAGAAGTTCTTGAGTACTGGGATAAGCGTAGAAAGATTATTGTTGTCCAGCGTAAGAAGAAAATCTGTGCACAGGACAATCAATTCGGAGTTATCCCCTTCCTTTCAGCTAATTGGTGGAATAGACCAAGAGCATTTTACGGAATGGGACTTGGCCTGATTGTTGGACAGAATCAACGTGTAGATCAGGGAACTATCAACGCAATTCTAAAAATCCTGTCATTCGGTGTCAATCCTATTTATTTGCGTAGACGTGATTCAAACGCGCCTACTCAAATGATTCGCACGGGATTGGGTAAAATCCTGACAGTAGATGGTGAAGTTGATAAGGCTTACAAGTTACTTGAAAGTCCTAAAGTTCCTAATGATATTTGGTCCGCGTTGCAGGAGTCCGAAAAGGCTACGGAAAGTAGCTCAGGAGCCGATAGTCAATTGATTCAAGGCTCATCAGCAGGCCCAAGATCGTCAATGGGGCGCACGGCAACGGGTGCTACCAATCTAGCAGGAGCATCTGCTACACGTCTTGATGGACCACTCGATAACTTTATTGAGCAAGTCTTCAAGCCTTGGCTGTACATTCTGGACATGCTTGTATTCGAATATTTCTCTGACGCAGAGATTTATAGAATCCTAGGCGAAGAGCACGGTAAAGACTTTGAAGTAGACTTGCAAGAATATCATGACGGCGCGATTGAGTTTGAAACTCTAGCCGGTGCGTCACTAGCTGCGAAGAGAACTATGAGTCAGTCAATGACTCTTATCACTCAGCTTCTAGAGAATCCGAACATATCTGAATTCCTAGCAGATATCAATGAAGAATATATTGATTGGAAGCGAATCATTAAGATGGAAATGGAAGCTTCAGAATGGAAGGACATTGATGACATCATCAAACCTATGACGCCTAAGATGATTCAGAAGAGACAGCAACAGTCTCAGGCCGCACAGCAACAGTCTAAACTAGCAACACAACAGGCAGTTAGCGCACAAAATGCACAACAGAAATCAAAGCTACAGGCGGAAGCTACTCAGCAACGCATTCAAGAAAGACTTACTGTAGGCGCAGTTTTGAATAGTGCAAAAGGTGAAGCTAACGAAGGTTCTCCTACTGACGCAGGTTTAGGCGGCGGCGAACCTGAAGTACAATAAAAATATGGATATGTGCCAGATAACCGGGACATATTAAACGAGAGGGTATATCACGTCCGTAAGCCGAGATGGGTGGGTACTTTTTCCAAGCGTGTACGTGTAAACGTGACCGCTTAGAGTCATCTCAAGAACCCCACAAAAGCCGGGTTTTCAGGTGCTTTTCCCTTACAAAAGCGCCAGCTTCATCCTTGGGAGGGGACGATGGAAGAGTTTGGTTTTAATCCTGACCTTGTGCTAGAAAGAGAGGAAGTTGCATATCTAGCTGCTCTCGTTAGCCAACCGGGATTTAAGATTTTACAGAAGATTTTCAGAAGTGGCGTAGATCAGTTTGCAGTTCAAATGATTAACGCAGATCAGAAGAATGAGAAAGAAGTTCTAGCGCGGCATAATGCAGCGAGAACGGCAGCACAGTTTTACACTTGGGTAGTAAACTCTATCAACAACGAAGTTCAAGAGTACATCCATTCGGCCCCAAATGACAAGCCGATACAGTCAGCAGAAAATATAGACATTGGTGAATACACTAGTGAGGAAACTATTACGGAAGAGGAACCTTGGTAAAACCCAATTTCAACAGAACTCATTGTAAAAACGGTCACGTATTCACAGAAGATACTAAGTATTTTCATCGCAAAGATAGTGACGGTAATATTTTATATAACTATTTCTCTTGTAAAATATGCCGCAAAGAACGGGATTTTTCTATACAGAGTGCTCTTGTGGATGAGCTATATCAGGCTTATGGTAATAAGTGCTCATGTTGTGGGGAAACTAATAAATACTTCTTCACCATCGATCATATATTTAACGATGGAAATATAGAACGCCGTGAGTCTGGAAAAGGCAAACACATTTACCGAAAATTAAGGGAACTGAACTACCCGCAAGATAGATATAGAATCTTATGTTTTAATTGCAACATGGGTAGAGAACGAAATGGGGGAATTTGCCCTCATGTTTCTGGAGGGAAACAATCGTGAGCGAACAGCTAATCGAAAAGACATATACGTATCAGCCTACCGATGAAGAAGGCAGACCTATTGGTGGAAAACAAGTAATCAAGTACACTACTCAAGATGAGCTAGTGGACAAGCTACGCACGCAGAATACACTTCTAATTCGTAAGCTACGTCAGGAGACAAAGAAAGGCCGTCTTGGTATTGGTGAGGATGAAGTAGTTCCCAAGAATGCACAGCGCTTTAGTGATCCTCTGGAATTCAATCCTCGTGAACTTACACAGGACGAGCGGTACGATATTTCGCGTAGACTACTCGATCCTACAACTTCTGCTGAAGCGGCTTCCGCTCTAGTAGAAGCGCAGCTTGGCGCACCGCTGTCACAAATCGGCAGAACGATGCAGACCATTCAGCAGGACAACATTAGTCTAAGAGCCAAGGTAGAAGCTAATGCATTCGTCGCGGAGAATCCTGACTATTACAAGTGTCAAGAGAACTTTGAAGCATTGGCTAGTTGGATTGTACGCTACAATCTTGCTCCTGTCAAGGATAACTTCCAAAAGGCATACGATACGCTTAAGGCGCAAGGTATCCTTATTGAAGGTGCAGCGTTGCCGCCTGAGCCGGTTGCTCCCGTAGAACCTGTAGTTGTTCCGGTAGAACCCGTTGTGGTTGAACCTGTTCCGGTAGTTCCGGTAGTTCGCATTCCCACTGGCCTAACTAGGGAAGAAGCATCTGACTCCGGTGTACTAGTGAAAACAGGAAGCGATATAACTTATGAACTTACCGTTGGTGGACAGAAGAGAGTGCTAACTGGACTGGCAGCAATTAATGCCATGCCGGGAGAAGAGTACAAGCGCCGTCTGCTTACTGACCGTGAATTTGGTAAGAAGGTAGAGAAGTTGGAAACTGAAGCCAGAAAGCCGAGAGGTTAACATGGTAATCAGAGACTTCGAAGCTAAAGATTTTGACCGCGTAATGCAGATTAACGATGCATCCTTCGATGCGCCAGCTACTAGGAAGTTTGTCCTAGATAGTATTACAGATGGCAAAGCTTGGGTAGCTATTGAGGATGACGTAATTGTCGGATTCCTAATCGGCAAGATGAAGCACAACACACCTTATGTAAATAATATAGCCGTTGATCCTGCCTATCGTGGTAAAGGAATTGCAAAGCTTCTATTTGCAAAGTTTGAAGAATTATTTGGAATGAATCAAAAACCTGAGAGCACTATTTTCTGGCTTCAGGTTCAATCGGATAACCCCGCTCAAAAGCTGTATTTCGACTTAGGATACAGAGTTGGTTGGGTAGACCCGAATTACTATGGATGGGCTAAACATGCGTTATGCATGTATAAAAGTAGCCGTCCACTAGCACAGTTTTAAGATAGGGCATTCGCTGTCGGATTACAGTAGAGCCACCAATGAGCGTGAGGCAACCTTAGTTGAAGTCTTAACAAAGGGCATCGAATAGCACAGTCGGATTACTGATGTGAGTAGATGACGCATAAGGACATGGATTTCTATTCTGGGAGGAATAGTAGGAATTCCACTAAAAAAGGAAGACTAACATGGCCGCATACAGTCCATCAAGTAATAGTCAGTCAAATCTGCCTCAGTCAACGGTACGTTACTACGACAAAAAGTTCCGTGAAAACCTGAAGGCACAAACCCCCTTCGTAGCATGTTCAGAACGTCTGGACCTTCCTATGAAGAGTGGTAACCAGTACGAAATGTTCATGTACGTTCCGTTCGCTGCAAACACTACGCAGACAACTGAAGGTACAGTAGGTAGCGGTATCAGCATTAACGTGCTGACTACTACTGCAACCATCGGTGAATATGCCGACTACGCCAACTTCTCAAGTCTATCTCTTGCTACGGCAATTGACAACACTGTAGAGAACGTTGCTCGTGAACTTGCATATCGCCTTGGTGAGTCTCTAAGCGCTCTTGTCCGTGCAACTGCTGACGGTGCAAACGCTGTTGACTCTAGCGTTCTGGTATCTCTAGGTGCAACTTCAACAACTTCATTCACCACTCTGAGCCTTAACCAGATTCGTAACTCTGTTCAGAGCCTAGCTGGTCGTTCGGTTCGTCCGTTCGATGAAGCTTCAAAGTCTTTCTGCGGTGTAATCCACCCGTTCGCCCTTGGCGACGTGCTTGCTGATAACAGCAACGATTCCCCAATCGACATCCTGAAGCACACCCCAGTTGGTCTAGCACGTATGGAAGACCTAATCTCTGTTGACCTAACAGAAATGATCGAACTGCCTTCAACCGGTGTTCGTTTCTTCCAGACTAACCAAGTTACTAGCACTTCGAACTACAAGGGCGTAACCGGTCTAACCGCGCTTCGTACCTACATCTTCGGACGTGACGGTATCTTTAGCATCAAGCTTGGAGCGCAGGGTGATACCGGCTTCGGCGACGGTGAATGGCAGAACATTAAGTGCAACATTGTGCAGAACGCAGAGCCAACTGTTGCTGATCCTGAAGGTCTAATCCCCGGATGGACAAGCTATCGTGTTCACTTCACCACATCTCTTGGACCTGATACCACTATCCGTATCCGTGAGATTGATGCAGCTAGCGCCATTAGCTAACCAATGAGGGGCGTTTAATTATGCCCCTTGTTCTTTGGTAAAAAGGAGAAAAATGAGTCTGCTTAATCAAGTTTTCCAAGGGTCGCCCCTTTCATTAGGTGCTACGGCAGCGGGTGGAAGTCCAATTGCCCCTAACGTCGCCATTGATACAGTCAATAACGTTCTGTATCTAAGTGCCGGAAATGGATGGCAACCCGGAGTCCCCTCAATGCTACAAAAGGCATTTCTATTGAATCAGTCAGCTAACGTAGCCAACGTGTCAACGTTTGCCGTTCCTGCCAGCCTAGGTGGCCTATATAGCGTTGAAATTTATGAAGTATCGTCAAATACCCCAACAGGCGCTACACTGCCTGCGGTAACCGTGACATTTACGGATATTGACCTTGGTACTTCAGTAACAAACACTCTTGCATCTGTTGGAAGTGTATCTGCGGCTGGCGTTGTCAACCAAGGTATTCTATATGCAAACGCAAAGGGTGGTACAAACATCGTCGTAGCAACGACAAGCTATGCTGCCGGTAGCGGAACAGCATTAACCTACAATATCAAGGTTCGTTTTACTTGGTTGGGGTAATCAGGAGATATAATGGCTAATATTCAAGAATCTTATCCTGCACAAACTACCGGTCTTGGTGTAGCTGCTAAGATTGCAGTGCAGGGCAATCTAGGAACAAGTACTAAGCCCGGTTACAACAACGTGACCCTTTCAGTGGGCGGAACTAACGGACAGACAACTTTCCAGTTGAACCCACAAATTCAGGATGCTTCAGGTGCAGCTTATGATCCTAGCACAGACACCGTATTCGCAATTACCAGTGTCGCCAACTCTTCACCGGGGTCACTGACTCTGACTTCAGTTGCGGCATCTGTAAATGGTGATGCTGTTTACGCTGGTACTATCACAAGCGGCGGTTCAAACGCTTTTGTAGGTTTGCTATTTACTGTTGCAGGATTTACCGGTGCTAACAACAATGGTACATTCGTTTGTGTGGCATCAACCACACTTGCTCTTACACTGGCTAACGTAGGTGCGACGGCAGAAACTCATGCGGGAACTGCAACTTCGGAAGAAGGAACAGCCGTATACACTGGTACTATCGGCGTGAAGGCGAACAGCCTTGTTGGTCAGACATTTGTTATTGCTGGATTCGTAACTAACCCTTCGAATAACGGTACATTCATTTGCACAGCGAACAACGGCAGCACCACAATCACTCTTGAGAACAACTTTGCTGTCTCGGAAACTGCTACAGCATCCGCAACTTCTCAGGAATCAAGTGAACCTGTATTCACTCTTACATCAGTAGCTACCACAAGCGGTGGTGTAGCAGTTTATACGGGAACCATTGGCGTAGCCGCAAGCAGTCTCGTAGGTAAGACATTCACTGTAACAGGATTCGTAACAACTCCTGCAAACAACGGTACGTTCGTAGCTACTGCTAATAACGGCAGCACTACACTTACTCTTGCTAACACGGCGGCTGTTTCGGAAACGCACGCAGCTACGGCTACGGGTGTTCCTCTGTCCAACCTGCTGACTTATGTGGCTTACCCCGCAAAGACCCTGACCGGGAATACCTATCAGCCTTCAGGTACAAGCACAGCAGTTGCTACCGTATCAACGTCCGGTGTAATTACCGCCGTTGCTCCGGGCGGAGTTGAAGTTGAAGTATCGTTCCCGGCGTTTAACAACACATCAGGAACCACAGGAAATACATTTGCGGGTAACCTACCTTTGGGTAAGATTTACGCTACCGTGAACGTTCAAGTCCTGCCCTAAGCAGTAATACTTTGAGGAGGGTATTATGGCGGAATGGAATGATGATAACGAGCGAGAACTTGTTATCAAGAACCACAATCGAGTACTACGGAGGGTGAATAAAGCCCTTCGTAGTTCTCACCGAATTACACAAGAGTATAATGATACTCTATTTAAAGAACTATGTCATGCAGACAAGAATCAAGAGGCTGCATTGGCCCTGCGGAGACTCTGGGAAGAAGGCGGGTTTCAACCTCCCTGTAGTCCAGAGGATTATGACACCATAATCGATGTGTCCATACGAGCGTTGAAAGCCTATCGTGACACGGCTACTAAGCCAACCCAGAGCCAATATTTCTTTGATTAACCATCGCGGCCCTTGTGGCCGCACCTTTTTTGTTGTATGGGTAAACGTAAATAGGGTGGATTACCCGAAGTTACTCAATAACTATACGACTACATCTCTTTCTGTCAGGTGTGTACAGCCGGGTAAAGAGACTCCCACCTTATGAGTGTTATAGACTTCGTTTGGATGGGAGACATGTTTTTAGGAGAGGAGCCTAATGACACAGCCTACAATGCAGGAAATACAAGCGGCACAGGGAACGCGTTTAAGCGAAACTGCCCCTTGGGAGTCTTATGAAAAGGAACTAGTTGGCCGTCAGGTAACCCCTGAACTGGCCGCGCAGATCGCGGATTACGCTAACAAGAGACATCAAGACGCGCCTGTAAGTTCCCAGACTAAAGAACTACTAGCTGAGAACCAAGAAATCAATGAAGGCATCGCCAGTCAGTATCAATGGCTCCAACCCGGTGACTATGCCGATGTGGAAGCTAGAATCGGCAAGGTAATGTCACATGCTGAGTTTATTACTAAACTTAGACAGGCCGGAGTATCCTGCCATTATAGACAACATCCACATGCGGATAAAGTTACACTATTGTATACAAAACTTGGTGTAGCCGAGCCGGAAATAGCATGTTGGGCGCAATACGGACAAATGCCGGAACTGTCCATTATGAACTTTGACCAGTACGGTGCGCCTCTAGCAGAACGTCGCAGAGGGTGGCGTACATGTTTGCTTCAGATCATTCTTAAAGGAATTCTGACTGAGGAAAAAGCAAACGAAGTATTTGGAAGGCCCGGTCAAGGCAAAGCTTTTGCCAGATACAATTCAACACTACAGGCATTCAGAAACGCAGGTAGTAGTTTAGGTGAATAGAGGAGATTCATGGGTAAACTTGGAGATATCGTAGAGGGGGCGAATCAACAGTCTGCTCCCCAGACAAATCAATTGGCCGCTAAAGCGCTGCCTACAGAGCTAGAAAGCATCGCTCTAGAAAACGCGAAGCTTGAACAGCAGAGACTAAAGCTTGAACTTCTTGAGAAGCAAGCAAACATTCAAGACCTTCAGGAACGTCTTGCAGAACGTGAACTACGCCGCGAAACTAAACGTCAGCGTAGCCTCACAAACGGCGCTACCTTGAAGCAACTTGCACAGCAGGATAACGCGGCACAGAAGCGCTGCAATCACCGCAAAGGTGGTGACGGACTCCACGCTATTGTAGGTGGACAGGGTACAGACTCGCAGTACGCAGTTATGAAGCATACCTTCTGCAACGGCGACATGTGGGTACGCTGTCTACGTTGCGCCAAGACATGGAAGCCTCCCGTTAAGGAAAGCTACAACAGTGAGCAGGACTTCTTGAAGGCAGTGGTTGAATACGAGACTGCTATCAATTTCCAGACGCGTAATGTGGCATCTGGTTCGGTACAGTTCCGCTTCTCGGACAACGGTGCGTTTTATCGTGAAGTAACCGCGAGTACGACACTTCGATAAGGAGACACATGCAGGAAAATGTGACCATTCCATTCACAACATCAGCACCGGGTAATTTTACCTTGGCTCATAACCTTGGAATGGTCCCTACCACGGTGATCTTTGAATTTACAAACGGTGGAGTCGTGTGGTTTCAAAATCCACGATACGACTCCATGAATCTCTATTTAGTAGCATCAGGTACAGGAATTACAGGCGTTGCAATAGTGTTCGCAACATGCAGCAGTTGTTAAGGAGATAAGATGTTAACACAAGTTCAAGTAGCATTTACAACTACCGCGCCCGGTAACTTTACCTTGCCACACAATCTGGGAGTCGTTCCCGGAAGCGTAATATTCGAGCTTACATCAGGCGGGGCAATTTGGTTCCAATCTACTAAATATGATGCTAATAACCTGTATCTAGTGGCGTCTGGTGTAGGTATAACAGGATTTGCAATTATATTTGCCAGTGTTACTCCAGCGTGCACAGTATACGGTAATTCCACAATTAGACTACAAGATGTTGTAGATGATGCTAATACGCTAGGAGATGTTGCTCCGGCTCTATCAACGGGCGGGTCTGCCATGCAGCCAGCTATGTCTATTGCGAACGATGTTATGCAGCAATTGATTAACGGTGGTCCCGGTGGGCAACCTTATAACTGGAAATGGAATCGCTATAACATTCCAGCGTTTACAACTATCAGTCTTCAGCAAGACTACTTTATCCCCGGACTTGTCAACCTTGGTTGGTTAGAATCCGCATGGGCAGTAAATCTTAATCAGACATCTGTGCCTAAGCAGAAAACATACCTAGAAGTTACGAAGGATTTGATGGTAACAAATAACCAGACTTCGTATCCCGGTAAGATTAGCTGGCTTCCAAATTCAATGTTGAATACAGGAACATGGGGACAGCACCCATTAGGGCCTACGGCTGCAAATCCAGCAGGCGAGACGGTAGTATCTGGACCCGGAGCAACCGGACAACAGAATCCCGGCCCGAACGTAGTATACACTAATCCTATTGGAACTTTACTAACCCCACAGAATGCTATTACGGCGATTAAGGACCCTTATGGAAACCTATGGTGCTTGACAACATTCGGTACGTGCGGTGCAACTCAACCCGCTTGGCCTACTAACCCAACGTTCCCCACTCTCCGTAACCCAAACATCTTGGCGACAACGGTAGTAGATGGTACATCCGTATGGACGGCAATTAATCCTGTAGGACAGGGTATTAGACTTCTACCTATCCCGCCTCAGACCGGAGTGGTATGGCAGATTCAGGCAGTAGGACAAATGAAGGCTCCACGCTTCTATAACCTATCACAATATCTCAATCCAATTCCCGATGACTGGGAATGGGCATTCAAGCAAGGTTTCTTTGCAGAATGCTTTAGACGTAACCCTGATCCTCGTGTGAGAGCTAAGTATCAGCAAGAAAGACAATGGTGGTTAGAATCACTCGATAAGGCTGTACGTCAGGCTGACCGTGAGATGGATGACTTTGGCTTCTATCCTGCCAGCCTTGTAATGGACACGGGTTGGGGAGTAAATCCTTTGAACCCGGCTCAACCCTTCGGCCCCTGGTCAGGTTGGTGATAACAAAGGACTTATGCGTACTGGACCTGCTCACAAAACACACTGTAAACGCGGACACGAGTTCACCGAAGCGAATGCTATTCAGTTGTTTAAGAACGGCATTAAGAATGGACGTAGGTGCCGAAAGTGCCACAACGAACGAGTAAAAAAGAACGCCTTGGAAGATAAGAACGGAACTTTTTACAGGAATAGAACGCATTTCCAGTTACGTTCCCGTTACGGTATTGAATCTTTAGAAGAACGGGAAGCATTGCTAACCGCTCAAGACAATAAATGTGCCATTTGTGGAACCGATACCTGTACATGGGGAAAAGGATTTGAAAACAAGTGGCACATAGATCATAAACACGATGGCACTGCCAACCATCGCGGCATCTTATGTTCACGATGCAATTTGGTTATAGGTAAGGTCAATGATGATCCTGACCTGTTAGAGAAAATGGCAAAGTATCTAAGGGGTGGATTATGAGCACTAAGGTTCAACTTACAGGCGGAAACTATCAAGATGCCGCTGGAAACCCGTTGGCTAATGGCTTTCTTATCTTGGAACTATCACAAGACGGGCAAGTAAATACTTCTACAGAGGTTGCTGCGGGAAGAAAGATCAAAATCCTACTAGACTCTAGTGGCAATGTGGTCACTTCCCCGCCTCAGTATGTGTGGCCTAATGATGTAATTACCCCGTCCAACACATTCTATATTGCATCTGCTTACACAGCAGCGGGACAATTGGTATGGGGACCTAACGCGGTACAAGTATTCAGTACGCCTTCTCCGTTTCCTATCGGCACTTGGCCTCCCGGTGGGGGGTTATCTCCAGTTCCTACAGTTGTAACTTATGATATAGGTTGTTTTGTAGGCACATACACAACAGTTCAAACGTTACTTCTACTAGCCTTGGAACGATCAGTAAGATTTGCAGCTAATATGGTTCCAAGTACAGCGGCTTGCGGGACCGATTCAACAGGAACCGTAGTTTTTTCTATACAACAAAATGGCGTACAGTTCGCAACGGTAACCTTCTCACCTAGTTCTTCAGTAGGAGTATACGCCAGTGCGGGAGCTACGTTCTTTGCCGGAGATGTTTTGACAATCATTGCACCATCCGGCCTAGACGCAACTCTAGCGAACATTGGATTCCTACTAAGTGGAACCGCTTTGAACTAAGGATGAATAATGGCAACCTATACAGAATCTCCTACATCTCTTGTAAGTGCGGGAACCGGTGTTCCTTGGCAGAATCCTACTGAGGCAACTGGTTCTGGAATAGGCTCTACCAGTACAGTTATTGTACAATCAGTTACGATATCTTCAAACGTAGTATCCTTTGTCACCACGACACAATTCACCCCATTAGTAGCAGGACAGACTGTAATAATGGGGAACATGGTAAATAGTACATTTTTGAATGGTGTTAGTCTTGTGGTTCTTTCAAGCGGATTAAGTACAACTTCGTTCTCAGCTAATTACACACACACTAATATTTCTACTACAACAGACGCAGGCACAGCAACTCCTACTACCACATATTCATTCGCGCAGAACATTGACGGTGCTTTTACTCCCGGTCCCGGTCAATTCGTGGTATACGCTGCCTGTGAAGGGCCTTGGACCGGAGGGGGTACTGTTACTTCTAATCAACTACATGAACCATGTGCATATAGTGTATTTGATAGAGGATGCGCCGGATTTGGTGGAGGTTCTTTTAATCCACAAATTTCTACTACTAGTCCATTTGCTACAATTCCTACTTTACCTGCCGGAGCAACTGTAGTAGGTATATATGGAGTAGCTAACGCCTTATCAACTTCAGTTTCTGGATCGTTCATTTCATTAAAGTTATTTTATTCAGGGGCAGGAAGTCCTAGTTCATTTCTTATGAACAGCACGGCAGAAGTTACAGGTACTCTAGGAACGAACCTAGCCATTTTAAATACAGCCTTTTTTCAACTAGGCATCGAAGCAACTTTAGCAGGCATTGGTGGGTATTATGGTGGAGTAGGTTACGCGGGATTCGCCATCGTGTATACATTACCGGGCGGCGGCACTCCAACTCCACCCAATCAACTACAGACCCTTGAGGGAACTGATTCAGGGTTCGCTCTACCTGTAGGATCAGTAGTCAACGGAGTGGAAGTAGCATTCAGTACTGGCATAGCATCAGGAACATCCTGTACATTGGATATACAACTTACTGTGGCAGGTACACCTATTGGTACACCAAAATCTATCACAGTAGGAAGTTGGTCTACTAGTTATGTGCTAGGAAATTCAACAGATTTATGGGGTACAGGTGGACTCAGCTTGAGCCAAGTTAACGGCAGCAATGGATTAGGTGTAAACATATATGGCACCATAGCAGATAACAGTCAAGTTAATTTGAACGGACTATCTATTACTATATTTGCAAGCCTTATAGTACTTTCTCACATTCCTGTAGTTTGGGTAAGCGTAGGTAACACCAGAAAACAAAAATAAGGAACCTAATGGCAAATTCTTCAATAACAGTACTTCAAACCGTTGAGTGGGCAAAGCGTTTTGTATTCCGCCGCCCGTTGGCACTTGGTAATTTTCTAGAGCCTGCTATCACGAGCGCTAATACCATTCTTCAAACTATCATTGGCGCTCCTTTTGCATGGCGCTGGAATAGAGTGGCAACTGGATTTATTACCAATCCCGGTCAACAGGATTACACCATATTCAACTGGGGAGCGACCACATCGGTTTCACTTGGTTATGTACTGGTAGATTCAAATGGGTTCTCTCAGCAAGTAACCACAGCGGGTACAACTGGAAGCACCATTCCAACTCCATTCAATGTAACTGTAGGCCAAACGACTACGGATGGCTCCGCTATCTGGACCAATATGGGCCATATTGGAACATCAAATCTCAGCCAAACATATTCTCTAAACTGGATTGAAAACGCATCTATTCAAGATCAAGATCAGAATACATGCGCGTTAGTATGGAAGCAGATTACTCCGCACCTTGACCTTGCTTTGGAAACCCAAACAGCTAGACCACATAGTATATCCGCCCAATTCGACGTAGGTAATAATAATGTAACATTCCGTCTAATGCCTTGTCCTGATAAAGCATATCCAGTTGTCATTCAACTTCAACAGAAGCCGCCCATTATCGACGGATTGGATGATACATGGTCACCAATTCCAGACGAGTACTCCCGTCTTTATAACTGGGGTTTTCTAATGTTTATGTATCAGTTTGCCGATGATAATAGATGGCAAATGGCTAGCCAGAAGTTTGTAACCAACCTATTAAGTACGGCTGAGGGCCTGACTGATACGCAACTGAATATCTGGCTCAATAATTGGGAACAGGTAACCGGGGCATCCACTGTTAAAGGTCAAAATCTACAACAAGGACATCAAGCAAAGGGAGCGATCTAATGGCAAGAAGCCCACTTCCAATCACTAATTTTCAAACACCGGATGGAAATCCCGTTGTCAATGGGTACGTTTTGATCCGTTTGAGCGATGATGGAATGGCTTCGGGGGATCAAATTCAGAGTAATTTTACAAAGCTTCTATTAGATTCAAGCGGTAACTTAATTGGGACTCCGTTGTTTTGGCCGAACGCGAGTATTACCCCTGCGGGAAGTTACTATATCATTCAAGTATACGAAGCAAACGGCCAACTAGTTTCAGGGCCTAATAAGATAACAGTTTAAGGAGATACATGAAATTTATCAAGAATATCATTCTTAGTCTAGCCCTGATGGCGAGTACTATGGGCCTTATCGCGCAGCAGCCCCAAGCTGCTCCCGGTACTCCTCCGTTTAACGCCGATGCCACTACAACGAACGGCGTGGCTCCCGGCTATTATCCAACTGCCGGAACTGGATTGGTTTTGAAAATAGGGCCGGGAACTGTGTACTGTTCTCTAGGAACGTTCGTAACCTATCCCGGTGGAACACTGACAATGGCGGCGAACGCGACTAATTATGTATACCTTAATGGTGCTAGTAGCTGTACTCCAGCCTCTAATACTTCAGGATTTGGTGCAAGTCAATTTCCTATCGCTATTGTCACAACCGGGTCTAGTGCTATTAACTCAAACGGTATCGTTGATGACAGAACCTTCTTCTCTATTGTTACAGTTGGAACTTCATTTACTCTAACCACAACTGGCACAAGTGGAGCAGCTACATTTAGCGGCAGCATTCTTAACATTCCACAGTATCAAGGTCAAATTACTCTAACCACAATTGGTTCTAGTGGAGCAGCTACATTTAGCGGTGGAACCTTGAATATTCCCAATTATACCTTTAGCAGTGGAATATCAGGTGGCACATCCGGCCAAGCTGCCATTATGGGGTCATCATCTACAATTACCAGCAGTAAAGCTTTAGCAGGAAGTGGCGCAGGACTGACTACAGGACCTACGTCTGGTACTACAGCAGGCGATGTTGTTACGTATTCTGATACGAGTGGTACTACACAAGATAGTGGAACACCAGTTGCATCATTAGCTCCAAAAGCAAGTCCTGCATTTACGGGAACACCCGATGCAAGTGGCGCAACCCAATTTAAGCTACCCGTAACGGCTGGAGGAGCGTCTGCGGCTAACGGTGAAATTATATACGACTCTACTAACAAAAACTGGCACATTTGGAAAAATGGTGCTGATACCCTTCTTATCCCTTTTCCAGCATCTCCAGTTAGTGGAGATTGCTATGAACCTGTCGTAAGCGGCGGTACATGGTCAATGGTAGATGCAGGGGGACCGTGCGGAATTTCGGGCGGTGGTGTTACATCTGTAACGAACTCAGATGGTACGATAACAGTGAGTCCTACAACGGGCGCTGTAGTAGTAAGTGTCACACCAAGAGCAGTACAGATATCTTCTACATTCGTAGGCGTTCCGGCTAACAATCAAGTTATGCTGTTTATTCCAATCTCTCTAACTATAACTATCCCATCGTCTTGCACAGGATCGTACATGGGCGCACTAGTAGCCGCAACTGGTTCTACAACATTTACTGTTACCAAATTGGCCGGTGGACCTACCGGAAGCCCTACAACACTTTGCACGGCAGTATTTTCAGCATCGGGTACCTCTGCGACCCTCTCAGGGAGCGGCGGATCATTAGCGGCAGGGGACTACGTTGAAATTACAGGACCGGCAACTGCTGATGCTACGTTAGCTACCATAGGAGGAGCTATACATGGGACTCATTAAAAAACTACTATCGTCGGTGGTACTTTTTGCAGCACTGATGGCCCCGGTTGCACACGCGGCTCACGTACAAAATGTACACACAGGCGGTAGTGTAACTACAATTAACATTACACCAGTTACTACAGGGAATTTGCTAGTTCTATCGTTTCACACGGAAAGTTCATCTACTCCAACTGTATCAGATAACCATTCTAATACTTGGACTATGGCAACTAATACTAATATATCAGGGTCATTCCTGTCTACTTGGTATGCCTTTGCAAATACAAATGCTGCAACTACTATAACAGTAACTCCTTCTAACGCATTTAACCAGCTAGCCGTAGATGAATACTCAAATGTAACAGCTTTTGATACCTCAGTTACTACTACAGGAACGTCAGCAGGAACAGTAACTAAAAGTATAACTGTAGGAAGTGCTAATGAATTGATAGTTTCAGCAATTGATGGATTCCATAGTTCTAACACTTTCACAGCAAACTCACCATTTACTCTAGGTGGTCAAAACAATGGTGCAGATGCGCTGGCAACTTCTTACTTTTCAGCCGCCACTTCGGGAACATATACGTCATCATTTACTATTTCAGGCGGCAGCACACAGTATAACCTGCCTGTATTGGCTTTCACAACATCCACGTTCTCTGTTTCCGGTAGCATCCCCAGTACAGCTACTCCTACAAACATTGCTGTAAAATCTGGATCGACAATAGTAGCTACTACATCTGTAACAGGTTCAACTTCCTATACCATATCAGGTATACCTAATGGTAGCTACACAATAGTACCCGCAGGCGGATGTATTAATTTCTCACCAGCAACTATCAGCATAACAGTTAGCGGGGCAAATCTTACAGGAGAAAACTTTACTACAGGAGCGGGGTCCGCGCCTTGCTTTGTCCAAAGTGCCGGATCATCGACTACGACCACAGCTACATCAAAGACATTAACTTTAACAGGTATAACTGCCGGTGATGCTCTGGTAGTAATGGCTGTGTGCAACGCTAGTCCATATCCCGGCCCATACGTATCACTTACTGATAGTGCAAGTAATGGATTCAAAGTAGTTAGTTCCACAAATTCAACGTTTGCTTCAGCGGTAGTTGCCGTAGCTGGAAACGTTTCGGCTGGCTCAGATACAATCACATATACTTGTACAGGTGCCGGTCAAATAACAATGTACGTGCAAGAATTCTCAGGAGTCGATTCTAAACCTTTAGAGGGAGCAAGTCTGCTTGTAACTTCTACATCTGCTTCATTATCCTCTGAACAGATGTTTGCTCCAGTAGGAGATTTAGTAGTAGGCATGGTAGCTAATGAGTTTCAACCCGGAAGTATCATTAGTGCTAGTTCTGGCTATACAACTACAGGAAACGTGGTTGGTGCCACGAACGGAGTAATAGCGGGATTCTACCAAGCTTCCGTTGGAACAACGTATTCTAATACGGCCTCGATAAGCGGTGGCACGCAAGCCTCATTTAATGAAATTATTACACTAAGAGCGCCGACATCCTCTACTCCTAGATTCCTTCAGGCAGTCAGAGCAACATCAAGCACTGCGGTTAGCAGTTTGGCATTTCCATCCATAACTGTTACCGCTGGTGATACACTTTTAGTATCAGCCACGGGAGGCACGTCTCCATCTGTCAGTGGATGTGGGGCAACTTGGAACTTGCTATCCTCTACAATTAACAATGCTAGTGCAACTGTTTTCTATGCTACTAACGTAAGTGCGGGAGCTTGCGCTCCTACTGTCAGTTACACATCATCTGTTCAAGCCTGTAATTTATTACTGGAATATACTGGTGTAAGTACTACTTACACTCCTGATGTATGGACTGTAGGCTCAGGGTCCGGGGCCATTGCAACAACCGGCTCTAACGAAGTGCTCGTATCTCTTTTCAGTACATACCAGATTGGTAGTCAGGGTCAATTTTCTGGCGGAAGCGGAAGTTATATTTACCGACTTGAAACTAACGCTGGAAGTCAGTTCGAAGAATACGCCTACGACCAAGTTATTAGCTCACCTACAAGTTTTTCATTCACTACTTCAGGTGGGTTTGGCTCCGGTGTAACTAATGTTGGATTTTTGGTTGTAGGTCTTAGATCGGCAACTCCTACTTTTGGTGAAATGCAAACAGCTTTTAAAAGCGGAACTGCAACCACTCAAACTTTAACTCTGCCATTTCCTGTAACTTCTGGAGATACTCTTATACTTGCTGTTACTTCAGCTAACAGTTCATATCCGATAGTGAGTGATAACAAGGGAAACACTTGGACCGTTGTTCCATATGTAAATAATAGTGGTGACGTTCCGCAAACAACGACTACCTTCTATGCTACAAACGTAGCAGCAGGAGCTACAACCATTTCTGTAACTGAGACTGGTGCTCCTTCTGTAACCTACGATCTAAATGCAACAGAAGTAATAGGATTAGGAAACGCAAGTCCGTTTGTCGCTGTCCGTAATGTGCAACCCAACTCCACTCAAAATACCCAGACAGATTCAATTACATTAGGTTCTGGTAATTATTATTTGTATTCTTTGATCGGAGATAACGACACATCTCAGTTTTTTTATACAAATTCATCTGGTTGGGTGCAACGCGGATATCCAATTGGTTCGCACTTTTTAAAGCAAGTGTGGGACGAATCGGTTACGGCTGGAACTTATTCTAGTCACGTAGCAACAAGTGGAAGTTTTACAAACAATCTATCAACAATGTTAGTTTTCTCAGCAGCTAACAATAGCATAACCGTTCCTCACCGTGTTCAGACTATGAACGGAGGAACGTTTGCCGGAGCAAATACTCCAACTGCTACACTTGTTCAAAATATAACATCAGGACATTTACTTGTTGTCATAGGGGCGTGGCAGTCTGGGACGGGAACAATTTCCGACTCACTTAGCAATTCATGGACGCTGCTTCGCGGAGGAGGAACGAATGGTTTTGGCGTATGGTATACAACTGCTAGTTCAAGCGGAGCCGATACTGTAACCCTTACTACGACTGATCTTGCGGCATTACAAGTTATCGAAATAGCCGGAACACATCCATCTATTGATACTTCTAATGGTGCAACAGTTACTAGCACATCCGCCCCAACTGGTAGCATTACTACAGCAGGGGCCAATGAGTTAATCATATCGTTCTATCTAGGTGCAGGTCCAGCTATCATCATTGCAGATTCAGGTGCTCCATTTTACTTTGGGTCTTATGGATACTCACATGGACCTATAACATTAGCATGGGAACAGTTTGCGACAACATCTGGTTCCTTTTCAGATACAATGACGCAAGCTAGCAGTGGTTTGATGAACGTAGGTATATTAGCTATTAAGGTATTATCTACAGGTGGCCAACCTATTGTAGACATTATAATGGGAGATTAAATGGAAGCAAATATTCAAAAGAGTCTGACTTGGATAAAGTCTATATGGAGTGAGCCTGACGGATCAGGCTCCTCTACTCGTATACACATTACTGCTTTAATCGCATTCGTACTAGGCGTTGGTATTTCCTTTGGAATAGCCACGCATCAGAAGAAATTCAGCATTGAGCAGTTCAACTCATTCCTAGCATCAGCTAGCGCATTCATCGTCAGCACATGCGGCCCTCTGTATGGAGCTAACAAGTTGGCAGATTGGGCTAAGAATAAAGATAACAACAAGCCGCAATAAGGGAGTGTCATGCCTAATAATCTAGGGCTAGCCGGAGCGCAGCCGCAAAAACAAACTAAGTTTACCCCGCTCTACACAGGTAGATGGTCCAGTGGTATTTGGACTAATCGTTCTCCGTTGAGAGACGCGGCCACAAGTCGTATTGCTGAAAAGTTCTACGGACAGGCAGGAGATGCCCTTATTGCGGGTTCGAACGTAGAAATTACCAACAAGCTAACCCTAGCCCGTAGACCGGGAACATCCGTATTCGATAGCAATAGCTACTCCAATGTGGACCGCTTCTATGAGTTTCGTCTGTTTAATCAAAACACAGAAGAAATCATAATCATGGTAGATCAGTCTAATGCCTTGTACTCCCTAGAGAGTGGAACTAAGACTCTCGTATTTACAAAAAGCACAGGATCGGGCGAAACTTACATGCAGTCTGTAGGTAACATTCTGTACTTCGCGGACGGCATTGACAACAAGAAATGGCTACAGACTCTAAACACATGGCAAGCTAACTATAGCTATGGAGTAGGAACTACCCCATTCCTGACCACTTATATCATAGATGTCAACGGAAACATCCAGCAGTTGTATGGCACTTATATCCCTATTAATTCGTTCTCAATTGTAGGGCCTACTTCCACATCTGGACCCATTGTTACATTACACTCAAGCGTAACATTAAGTAACATTGTAGCTGTTGGAGACATTTTAGAAACTCATGGTATATTTACCACAGCGTACGCTTATCCGAATATACCGTTTCCTGATGTAACTATTTTGAGCATAACCGGGACATCAATGACTGTGAATTGGCCATTTCCAACAGATGTTGGTTATACCTTTCCATATACTAGTCCTACTATCACGGCGCTCTGTTATGCAATCAACGCGGGAACACCTGTATCTGGATCGACTATTCCGACGTTCAGCACTGTTACCCCTAGTGTATCAACTCGCTTCCAAGGTGGAATCACTATAGATAACTCCGTAGTGTGGGTAAACAGAGGAGCGCCTGTTGAAAATTGGGGCATTGCTAACACTAATAATGTTCCAGTTGTGCCGCAATTCTCCCCTTCTAGTAATCTAGGAGATGTCAACAATCTTCAGTTCTGGAAGACAGGAACTAGCTATGGCTCTGGATCGTTTGTAGTAGATGCTAATAACAATGTGCAGGAAGTAACCACAGGCGGCACACCGGCAGGACCGGAACCTAATTGGGCGCAAACGCTAGGAGCAACTACGACAGATGGCACGACAATTTGGACGTTAGTCTATCTAGCGGCTCAAAGTCCTCAGAACGGCGGATATCGTTATTCTGTTGCGTTGGTAAATTCTTTGGACAATACCGTATCAAATGGTTCTCCTATGTCAGCAGTAACCGGTAATTTCATCGGATCGCAGGGTATTTTTCTTGCTCCCGGTGCGGGACTACCTCCCATCACGCGTGCTCCTCATAGTGCATTATCTAACACGGTAATTGATACGCAATCTGACTATGTTGCTATTTTTAGGACCACAGATGGACAATCAGTGCCGTTTTTAATTCCCGGACAGAATGGTCAAACGTGGACCGTATCGCTATCAAGTTATTTAAACAATGGATATCTTGATACTACATTAGATACAGGACTAGACAATTTGATATCTGCTCCTATCAACGATGAAAACACTCCTCCACCTGTAGGAGCACTAAACCTTACATACCATTTGAATAGAAATTGGTACAGCATAGGTAATGTGGTTTATTGGACATCGGGGCCGGATGACCCGGCTGGCAACGGACTAAATGGTTCCAATCCTTTGAACTTCGATTATTGCCCATCATTGGTAAAACGTCTAGTAAAGACCACTGCGGGTATGTTAGTATTCACTGTATCAGACGTTTACATCATTCAAGGATTAGGTACAGCCTCAAGTCCCATACAAGGATCACAACCATTACTTCCCGGCATCGGACTGTTAAACTACAATGCATTGGACGTGAATGGGGCCATTATCGGTCTATTTACTACTGACAATCAATTTATCATTCTTGATCCTTCTAACGGCGTAAGCTATGCAGGGTTTCCAATCGGCGACCAATTCCGTCTAAACAATGGTACTCCGGGTCAAAGTTGGAATCCCAATAACGTATATGTTGCGTGGCACGTTCAAGGCGAAGATGCAGCTTGGTATGTAGCCGATGGTGTTAATGGTTGGTATCGACTTATGTCAACACCGGCTCCTGAAACTGGATACACATGGTCACCTTTTGCTACTATCGTAGGTGGCGTGCAAGCTGTTCAGTCTATTGAAGTATCACCGGGCGTTCACCAGTTGCTACTTGGACCTACACTAACGGGTCCTATTTCAAAACGAGATTTGAGTGTATTTAGTGACGATGGAACCCCATATTCTGCGTATGCGGTTATTGGGTCTGCCGTTCTGACACAACCCGGTCAGATTGCTCTTGTAGATCACATTGTAACGGATGCTGTGAAACTTGGTTCTCCTTTGACTATTGGACTTCTAATAGATGAAGCGCTACCTTATTACACAGGACCAATTGATATCATCAAGAACTGGGAATCTGATCCGCCTAATCTTCCAGAAAGTAGATCGTTATATAGTCAGCGTTTCTATCTATCTCAACTTAGAGAAGATGCAGCAGCATGTAGGCACATGCAGATTCAGGTAATATTCTCACCTAGCGACACCGTGATGAATGAGTTATTTACTTTGAGTATCTTCGGCAGTTACCAACAGGAGATATAATGCCAGCACTTAATGAAATGCTACAATCAAATCTTGACCTATCTGGGTATGAGCCGGTTGATAAGCCGACTCCACCCGGAGGCGGGTCATTGTCTAACAACTTGGAACCGGGAACAAGTATCTTCTTGAGAACTCCGATTCCTCCAGTATGGCAAGCTACATCAGACTCCCTTAGAACGTTCTTTAACGGCGGCACTGTTCCTCAACATAGAGTAATGGCTCCCGGTAATAGACAACTAGGAAGCTAAGGAATAAATGGTAACCAATAGATTAATTACAGAGAATGACTACACTACACTAGCAGATTCTCTTATATCTGACGAATATCATAGAGAAACTTCCCCAGAATTCTTCTATGAAGAAGGATCAGTATGTTTAGTGTATGAAGATAGCAATGGGCCTATTTGTTTCGTACGTGGTCAAGCCTTTGGTGTTGAATCGTGCAAATTTATTCAACTAGACATCCAATATATAAACAACATGGATGCTAAACGTAATATGAAAGCTATGCTAGAAGGCTTTCCAGAACTAGAGGCTAAAGCCAAAGATAATGGCTTCACTGGATTCTTCTTCTCCAGTGAGGTCCCTTTGTTAAGAAAATTCTGTGTCAAGCGATTGGGGTTTGAAGAATTCAGCGAGAGCGTGCTCGTTAAGAGATTGAGGGAATAATGAAAATCTATACGAAATTGCAGTATCATTGGGATGATAGTCTGAATTCCTATGTCCTTGACAAATCAGAGTCTTTTGAGTATAATGGAATTATTGAATTGATGTGCGGGGCATCCAGCCAACAGAAGGATATTGGCGCGTCTCAACAAACGTTCATGAATCAGTTGCAATCACAAGCTGGACAGGTTTTCGGCGCATCTTCAACTGTGTTCCAAAACCTCTTAAACACATTTACACCAACTGTTCAAGCAGGTCCTAATCAACAAGGATTCTCTCCGGCAGAACTGGCGGTTAGAAACTCACAAGCGATCACTAATGCAGGAACGGCGTATAAGAATGCCAAGGCTGCTTTGGGCGAGAACAATGCAGCTACGGGCGGCGGGAACACAGGATTGCCTAGCGGAGCCGCTGCAACTGAAGCAACAGAATTGGCGAATGCTGGCGCAAACAATACAGCCAATCAGCTTAACCAGATTCAAGAAGAGAACTACGCAACTGGTAGACAGAATTATGATACAGCAGTATCGGGATTAGCACAAGCACCTAATGTATTTGGGGCGGCAACTAGTGCAGCCGGAGCCGCTAATAATGCAGGTGAAGCTGCTGCTAACACAGCTAACCAAATATCTCAACAGAATAATAGCTGGATGTCAGCAGTTGGAGGTATTCTTGGTGGAGTTGCTGGCGCTGCTACTGGCGGATTAGTAAAGGGATTCGGCGGCGGTGGTAGCAGCATGTTTAACGGCATGAGTGGTTCACAGATTCAAGGTGCTACTGGCTATGCCGGAGATGGCTCAGGAATCTCAACCACAAGTCCTGATCTTGGCAACAACACGATAGGCGAATAAGGGGACAAATGGCAGACGATACACAGAATATGCAAGGCGTTTCAAACCCACCTAACGGCGGGAACATCACTGACGTTGCTAACCCAGAAGCTAATGATGCTACGGTTTCACAAACTGCCGTAGCCTCACAGCAACAGCCTCCGCAATCGCCAGCCGATAAGGGTCCTCAGACTCCTACACCACAGGCTCCTCAAGCTGCGCAGGCTCCCGGACAGCCACAGGATCAAAGTAACGGACCACAAGGAAAACAACCTGATCTTTCAAAAGGACAGCAACCAGTTCCAGCAGCGGCCCCGGCTCCTACCCAGAATCCGGTTACTGCTAAAGCTAGTATGTTCCATGACATTGCTGAGACTCTTGCCGGTGGACCGCGCTATAAGTATGATGTAGATGCTTATGGTAATACTACGAAGCAAAAAGTTCCCGTCAGTGGTCAGCATCTTGCCCTCGCCCTAGCGATGGAAGCATTGACAGGTGGAATCACTGGATTAGCAAACGGTCAAGGTCCTAACGGAATTGCTAAGGGAACTGCCGCAGCTATGGCGCAGAGTAATCAAAAAGTACAAGACCAAGACGAGCAGGCGAAAAAGCAAGCACAGGATGACTTTGCCCGTCGCGCACAAGTTACTGAGACTAACATGCGTCTATACGCAAATGCTCGTAATATTGGGCGTATGGATGCAGAGGATACTGATAAATATCTTTCGCAATATAAGCCAACTATCGATCAAATTCAACAAGAATATCCCGGCATGGTAAAGGGCATTGTTAAATATGCTGATCTTGGTAAGTATAACGCTACCGCTGATACTGCTATTCCCTATGCTCGTGTTCCTCGTCTAGACCAGAATGGTCAACAAGCTACAGACCCTAGTGGCGTCCCACAATGGGACATGGACTACATGGTTCTTGATCCAAAGTTTACAGCACAATTCGAGCCAACAGATGAAGAGCGTAAGAACTATAAGGAAATGACTGGACAGGATTTACCTCCAATGACTGGTAACACGGCCATGAATGCAGGCTTGTGGATGAATAAGAAGTCACAGCTAGCAGGGTGGGGAGTAGCTAAGACTAACTTCAAGGACTTCGAAACAACGCTTAACAAAGCGGAAGAAGAACAAGGCGGCAGAACTTCTACGGCTGATCTTACTCAGGAAGGCGCATTAAAGGCTCCTCCAATTAAAAATGCACAGATTCAAAGTTTGGCAGATTCTACTGCAACCGCTATAGCTCCACAGGTTAAGACCGTTGTAACTCCTGATAATTTCCAAGCACTTATTCATGGTATTATTCATCAAGAGTCCGGTGGAGATGCAAACGCTGTAAGTCCTACCGGCGCTACAGGAGTCATGCAACTTACGCAAGCAACTGCAAAGCAAATGGGAGTTACTGATAGAACCAATGCTGAACAAAATATTAAAGGCGGAACACAGTACTTTGCACAGTTATTGAATCAATACAAAGACCCAAAGCTTGCACTGGCCGCGTATTACAGCGGACCCGGAGCCATTCAGAATGGTAAGATTGTGGATACACAACTGCATACAGCGGCGGATACAAATAACTATGCTCAGTCTATTGCGAATAACATTGGATTACAAGCTGTAGCTCCTGTAAAGGAAGGCGACCAGTTTAAGCTTCCAGATATCGGTCAGTTCTCTCAGGCACACCCAACGTTTCCATCTGCCGTAGAAAAGTTCAATGCTTCTTTAGGACATACTGATGGAAGTTTTGGTGCAGCTTTGAAGGATATGGAATCAAAAGGATTCGGTAAGGATTCAGCTTTGATCCAGAACTACCTTGGCAGTGCACAGAACATTAAGAATCACGATGATTATATGCAGACTCAAGCTGAAGTTCGTAAGGCTCAAGTCGCAACTGATGCTCAAGAAGAACGTGCCGCTAATAAGGCAGCGCAATCCGCTCAGGCCGATGCCAAGGCTTACGATGATAGACAGGAAAAGATTGGAACTTTGATTAATGCAGATGTTCCTAAAGATTCTCTGAACATGTCTGATAAGGATTTGACAGCAAATCTAGCAAAGCAGGGAGTAACTCTTCCTCCTTCTGTTCTTATTGACGCCAAAGCAATTGGAAGATATGAAGCGCCACTTAGCAGTGTATCTAATAAAAAGTGGTACAAGGATCATGGCGTCACTCAAGATGAAATGGTCAGCATTGTAAGACAACTAAATCCGTCTTATAGTGAACCACTATACACTAACCTTAAGAAGTTCCAAGACCCGAATAGTGCTGACATGAAGACCATCACGGCTTCTGCTGGCGTTGCGAACCACTTGAATATGTTACTTGATGCCGCTGAAGAAGCAAAGAATGGCGGATCAGGTGTTGCGGGACAATTCCCTGCAATGAACAAACTCGCCAATGCGTTTAATTATCAAATGGGCGGGAATACATATTCGAACCTATCCGCTTTAACCAATGCGGTTAACGGTGAAATGGGTAAGGTTCTATCGGGCGGATTTGCTCCTGATAAGGCTGAAATCGAAGCTCTGATGAAGAACATGAATCCTAATAACTCCTACCAACAGATTCATTCGTTGGCAAAGTTGTACACTGGAGTTATGCACGGTAAGGTTGCTCCTCTTGACGAAGAGTATAGTCAAGGCACAGGAGGAGTTGCACATTTACGTATGATTCCTAAGTCTTCAGATAGACTATATCAGCGTATGGGTTATGAGACACCTTGGGACACGGAACATGCTTCGCAGAGCGGAACAGGCGGCGGTCAGCAAGCATTTGCACCTAAGCCGGGGAATGCTAACCAGTATAAACAACTGAGTAGAGATGGAAAACTTGGCATAGGGACCGATGGTAAGAAGTACGTAGTTGCTACAGGCCAACTAGCTCAATAGGAGAAATATGGAAAATCAACAGGCAGGTACTACTCCACAAACCGGAAGTGCGGTACCTGCATCTCCTGATTTCGTGGATAACCCAAATTATCAACCACCCCTTGCGAATGCTTCTAGCGATTTCGTAGATAACCCAAACTTCGGAAAGCCACAGTCTGATGAGATTCAGTCAGGGCCAAATGATAGTTGGGCAACTAAAGCGGCTAAGGCTGGAGCCGGTACCCTAGAGGGCATCGGCGAAGGAGTATTCGGTACGCTAGCTGGCGGTGCCGATATTGCTAACAAAGTAGGGTCACACCTTGGATTAAGTAATGGTCAGCCGGGAGTAGTAAGTAAAACACTCCACGGGCTAGCCGGTGATAATAACGCTACGCACGGAACGGCACAAAATATCGGACAAGGAATTGAAAACATTGCTGAGTTCATGATGGGCGATGAAGCCTTGAAGGGACTATCAATGGCTGATAAACTAAAACAAGTTTCCAGCGTAATGAAATACATTGAGAAGTCACCCGCAATTGCCAAGGCATTAGAACTTGGTATCAACGTTGGAAAGGCTGGTACAGAACTTGGTCCTGAAGAACGTGCAGCTTTGCAAAAGTATCCTGTCCTTGCTCGTCTTGCAGGACACGGATTAGCAGCGCTTCGTCAAGGTGTAGTACAAGGTGCACAGACAGCAATTAAGACTGGCGGTGATCTTGGTGAAGCTGCGAAGAGCGGACTTACTACCGGTGTAACATCGGGAGTTCTTGGCGCAGGAATGGGAATAGCAGGCGGGTTACTTGAGAAGGGAGCCAACGCTGCAAACACCGCTGAAGAATTGGCAAGTAAAGCCGCAGCGGGTCCCACTGAAACTGAACTTAATAAACAGTTAGGACAACATGTAGAAGGCGCATTACAACCCCAGATTGATACCGCACAGGCTGCTAAGGATGAAGCTGAGGGAAGACTAGCTAACGCTGCTCAATCTCCAGCAACGATGGCGGCTAACGCTCCTGAACACGCAGCTATTACAAGTGCTGCTCAGAAGGCCGCGCATAGTGCCTACGAAGCTTTGGGCAACGAATTCGAGAAGGGACGTGATACACTTAAGGCTGCCACAGAAGGACACGAACTAACCTATGAGAATAGCCCACTACATCAAACAGCTAAAGAAGTAATGGGAATTGGAAAGGACGAAGCGCATCCTCTAGATGAAGCTTTTAGTCAGACCCGTCCGGGTTCTGATAAAGCTAACACTATGTTGGATAAGCTAATTGATCCATACGGTGAAAAGGAACTGCAAGAAGCTGCTAAGGAAACTACTACCGGTGCAGATGGCGTTGAAACTCCTACACCTTCGGCGCAAGAAGCACAGGACGAACTTGCTAAGATTGCTCAGAAGAAAGAAGACGAGCCGATCACTTTGAACATGGAACAACTGCTCGATAGACGTAAACTTCTTAACGAGCGTATCAGAAAGACAGGATGGGCAACGGATGAGCAAAGAGCAGATAGAGATATCTACCACAAGCTTATCAACGGAGTCGATGATTCTATTCAACAACTAGCCGAGCAGAGCGGAGCACCGCCTGAAACCATGCAAACGTTGCAGAAAATGAATGCAGACTACAAGACTGGTATTGCACGGTTTAAGAATACAGATGTCAAAGCATTGCTCAAGGGCGGTGATAATGACGTGGCTAAGAGGTTGATGAGCGGCGGCACAAGTATCTCTGACATTAACACAGTACGTGATGCTATTGGTAAAGACGCATTCAAGCAACTAGCTGATTCATCTGTACAGCGCATGGCAGCAGATGCAGTAGACAAAGCTACAGGACAGTTTAACTTCAAGACGTTTTTCAATAACTGGACTCGTATTCCTCCTCAAGTCAGACAGACTATGTTTCAAGAATCATTGAACGGCGGTGCTGTTGAAAATGCTATTAAGCAGGCTCAACAGATTAACGGGTCTGGAGTAATACCCGGCGCTGAGGCAACTATCAAGGATACTACTAAGACTATCTCAGATTTGATGGGTAATGGAAGTGTGAAGTCCTTACTTGGCGATACTGAACGTGTGCAGCAACTATCACAAACAGTAGGACCGGAAGCAATGGGTGAACTTGGTAATTCCGTTCTTCAGAACCAACTACGTGAAGCTGCTACGAATGATAAAGGAGTAGTGGGAAGTGTCAACACAGATAAGCTAATGAAGTTTGTTAGTTCATTAAAAGATTCTCCTGAAGTTGTGGATGCTTTGTTCAAATCAACCCCCGAACGTGCCACAGCTTATGACAAACTACTCAAGGATGTACAGAACGTAAATGGTGTTAAGAACCTTGTGAAGTTTGGGGTAATCACTCCGGCACTCGGCGCGGTAGGTGGAGCAGTAGTAGGACACGGTATAACTACGGCACTACTAGGAGCATTTGCAGCCGAGGGTGCTAACGGATTCACCGCAGCACGGGAATTCCTAGATCACATTGCGAACCACCCGGCGACATGGGCTACTTTGAAAGCTGCCAATAAATCAGCATCTAGTTCAGTAGCAACTGGGGCTGGAATTGTAAGTAAAGTAGCCGCTGGTAAAACAGCCAATGCTCTACGTCATGCTATCATGGGAACGCAAAATAGTCTGCAATAAGGAGAGGAATTGCTTAGACAAGATGACTTTCAAAAAGCCCAACTAGTATTAGCGGGTTGGAAACATGGTAAAGACTTTGGGGGTCACCTTGGAAGTTGCATGGTGATGTCCTGTTTAGCTAACCGTCAGCGTTTAGGATGGGGAAGCTGGTTAGAGATTATTGATGGGATTCCCACGAAAGCTGCCACTATAGAGCAGCCGGAGGGAACCCCGTCAGTATGGGAACCGAACTTTGTACGATTACTTCATGAAGTTGAAGCGATCTATGATGGTTCAAAAGATTATGCAAAGGGTGCAGTATATTGGGCCGATACATCTAAACCGATTACTAATCCGTGGTTTCAAGAGAAGATTCTAAACAACCTCACGAATCATCCAAAAGTAGCTGATATGAATTCGTTGATGTTGTTCCGTTAAAGGAGAAGTAATGGTCGATCCTATTAGTGCAGTAGCAGTACTTGGTGGAATAAAAGTTGCCAGCGGTGTAGTATCTGGTTTAGGTTTAATCTTTGGAGTCTTCAAAGTGATTACATGGATCAAGAATAAGTTTACTAGTATAGATGCTAATGTGGTAGAATTAAAGAATAGCATGGATACACATATTACGGGGTTACGCGAGGACGTTAAAGCCCAAACAGCAACAATTGCGGCGGCTCTATCCGAGCAGCGCCAAGACTTCCGTACTTTTTACGCTCCCACACTTTGGGCCATGCAGCAGACACAGCAACCGGCCCCCGCGAGAGCCAAGCCCCGTAAACGGGCAGTTGACAAAAGGAAATAGATGTGTTACTATAGTAATGAAATCGAAACCTATGGAGGAGAATGGAAGCCGTAACTAAAGAACAACTGATCGTGGATTTACAGAATCTTTTGTGGCTGTATGGGGAAGTAAGCCGAGACTTTTACAGAGATAAAGGCGCATTCACTGAAGCGCAATGGACAGCGCACTTTCCGACGTTTAAGTCATTCCTAGCCGCTGCTACAGGCGTACCGGATATGCCAGAGGAACACGAGTTCCACGGCGACAAGTGGGACATCTCACTAAAGACTACGATTAGTACGTTACCTGAACTACTGGAGCATTGCAAGGTAGACCTTGGTATTTGGGAAGTCGAACGTTTCATTGTAAACAAATGGGACATGGGATATGTAACCAATGTCGGTGAAGACCGCATGGCAAAATCTCACCAACTGTTTCAAGTAAAGGCTACACTAACTAAGCGCAAGGCAATCATTGCAGCACGCCAAGAACTTGAAGACCTAAAAGCATTGTATAAGGAATCGGCGCATTGGCCGAAGAAAGCCAGCAAGCCAATTGCTATAACAGGTAATAGCTTAGAGCTACTTGTACCTGATCTTCATGCTGGTAAGTTTGCATGGGGCAAGGAAACCGGTCACCAAGATTATGACACGCCAACCGCTATCGAAACCTATGAACGTGCCATTGATACGATTCTAGGTAGAGCAAAGGGTTATGTGTTTGACGAGATTCTATTAGGAGTCGGAAATGATCTTCTAAACTCTGATGACTATAACAGTCAGACAACTAAAGGCACACTGGTTAATAGTGACACGCGCTATCAGAAGACATACAAAGCTGTCCGTGAAATGCTATGCAGAACCATCGAGAAGCTAAGGTCACATTGTAAGGTAGTACGGGTAAAGGTAATCCCCGGTAACCACGATACACAGAGTACGTTCACACTGGGCGATTCACTTGAATGTTACTTCCATAACTACGATGACGTTGAAGTTGATAATGGTCCTAGCCCACACAAGTTCTATCGTTGGGGCAGAGTGTTACTAGGCTTCACGCACGGGGACAAAGGAAAAAAAGCTGACTACGGCCTATGGATGGCAACAGAACGTCCACAAGACTTTGGTGAGACTAAGTTCCGTGAAATTCATATCGGGCATACACATGGGCTAAAGGTAGATGAAAAGTTCGGCGTTAGAGTGCGAACATTTGCGGCCCTCTGTCCACCCGATGCTTGGCACAGTGCTGAACACTTTGTTGGCAATCTACGTCAAGCTGAGGCAATCGTCTGGAATAAAGAACAAGGACGTATTGCTGAATTCATTCATACAGAAATTGATTAGGAGATAACATGCCTGCTTGTTGGGAAGAGTCCGAAGAGGCTATGGAACCAATTCATGCCGCAAAGGTAGGAGATATCATTACTGTTCGCGGTAAGCGATATCGATTAGATAAGAAGACTACCACGGCTTGTGCAATCACACGTTACTATTGGTGGGATGAACTTTACGACAAGTACATGAGGAAATAATGAAATACTTTATCTTCAAGCCGGGTGAGAACCTTTGTGATGTCGAAATTGGTCAAGAGTTTAGACTAAAGAATGACGGACGTTGGTACGTTCTTTTACAGCGAAACATTATTCATTGCGTAGTTGGAAGGGAAACTTGGTGGGATATAGTAAGGAGATTCTTTAAAGGAGAGAAAAAGAATGTCAACCGCTACAAAGGGAACGGGAATTCAACTCCCAACGGACCCACAAGCACGTAAACGGATTCCTATTTATTCAGGAGTTCTAAAGTATTTTCCAGACGCTATCGCAGAGATTGCCAAGGTATCATTCGCCGGAAACGAGCAGCACAATCCCGGCCAGCCTTTGCATTGGGCAAGAGAGAAGTCAACAGATCAAGAAGATACGCTAGCACGTCATCTGATGGAATCAGGAACTATTGACAGTGACGGCCAGCGCCATAGCGCCAAGATGGCTTGGAGAGCACTAGCAATCCTACAGCTTGAGATTGAGCGCGATAGGAGAGAGGATGCCGTACAAAAGTAAAGCACAAGCAGCATTCTTCAACGCTAACAAGAAGAAACTTGAGAAAGAAGGCGTTGATGTAAATGAATGGAACGCAGCTTCTAAGGGAAAGAAACTTCCTAAGAAAGCTAAGAAACACGCGAGGTAATATGGCACAGGATAGATTAAACCCAAAGACTACTGAAGATAGACTACACCCTAAGCCGGAAACAAAACCTACTAATGGATGGAGTCAATTTCAGGAGTGGGCCGGGATGGATTGGTTTAGTAATGAACCTTTGCTCCCACCATGTAGTGAGGAGATAACACATGAACGAGCCAACAAACGAACTTAAGGTTACGGAATCGTGGCTTAAGGTTCATGAACGTCTTATCATTACGGTTCTATTAGTTGGGGTTTCATTCTTTGCCGTTAATAAAGGTCTGGGCATTGTGTCAACGTATGAAGGCCACAAAGCAACTGAAGCTGCCGCTGTAACAGCCGCGCAAGCTGCTAAGAACCAAGAATCGCTGACACAAGCACAGCAAACGTTACAATCATATCAGCAACAGTTAACAGTGTTCGCAGAGGCTAACCAAAAGCTAGCAACTGCTATCAGCGCTCGTGACAGTCAACTATCCGTACAGCAAAAGACAGATTCAACTCTTGCACCAAGTGATCTAGCATTTCGTTGGAGCACATTGGTAAATGATAAGGGAGTTGGGCCGTCAGCCGGAGGATACGCTGTTACAGAATCCGCAGCCGTGGCAACGGTCATCCAACTGGAATCTGTTCCGGTATTGACAAAAGACTTGAGTGATGAGAAAGTAAAGGAGTCCAATCTTCAGGCCGATGTCAATAAGGCAAACGGGCTGATAGATCAGGGCAAGAATCTTGTAGGCGGTTTGCAGTTGCAGTTGACAGATCAAACGAAGCAGTGTACTATTGATTTGAACGCTGAGAAGGCTAAGGCCCGTGTAGGGAAACTGAAGGCTTTCGGTATTGGATACGTAGCAGGCGTTATTAGTGGCGCTTTGTTACATTTGTTTTAAATGGGCTGAGTAGCGGGTCTACGGGTCTGCCTTGCAAGCAGACTGTCTAGAAGGGTTCAACTCCCTCATGGTCCACCAAATTACGGGGTATTCTGCCAGCGGTTAGGCAACTGGACCTTCACTCCAGGAACCAGAGTTCGAATCTCTGATGCCCCACCAAGTCGGTGTCAAGTAAAACTATCGGGGTCTTGCGAAAACATCCGAGCCGAGAAAGGAAACATGGAATCTACTAGAGCAGCGCGAGTTGAACAGCGTAGGATTCTCGGGGAGTACTACCGGGACTTGGCAACTAACTATGATGAATACCACAAGCTGGCGAAGGAGATTGGTCCAACGCTTGCATGGCCTAGTAAGCCAAATGTACCGGAGTTTGAAAATGCTTAAATGGTTACAAGAACATCACTGGATTCATACGTGGAGTAGATGGCAGGAATGGGGAATTACTTACAACAAGAGAACTTGCAGCGTATGTGGCATAAGTGAAGTTATCAGCATGTAAAACACCCATTTCGTTTAGTGGTAGGACCGCTGACTCTGACTCAGCAGGCCGATGTTCGATTCATCGCGTGGGTGCCAAGAAAGGTTATATGAACTGGAAGGAATGGAAAGCACAACCGGGCCATTTCTGTGCACAGGTCACGAGTCCTGATACCTGTTGTCCATTGGGGCATAATGAGAAGGACGAACGTTTCTGTACATGTAAAGTAAGCCGCGAAATGGCAAAAGCGGTACGTCAGTTTCAGCATGAGTTATATCTAGAGACATACAGACAGTTTGATGAAGTAGAACGTAAATTCATCCTACGCAATCATAGGTCGTATTTGGTACCGGAGAGTAAAATTGGCCCATACACACGGGTTGACTGTAGATTAAGACGTGGGTCAGCACAGATTAAAGATGACGGTACTTGTAAGATGTGCGGTGAGAAAGTTGATTGGGTATGCGAAGACTAGGCGCAATGGACCATGACGAGTGCGCCCCGTGGTGTGACCACAATCCGGCCAATCATGCACCGGACTGTGATGATTCATTATGTGATGGAGATAGATGTCAACCGGGCCAGAATGACCAATGCTTCGGTAAAGGCAAAGACAATGTTCGTGGCTGTAGATGTAAGTTAGTTTTCACAATGTTGTGGAATACACGCCACATGAAGTTTTAACACGGGGTTCGTTCAATGGTAGGACGGTTGGCTTTGACCCAACAGACCGAGGATCGATACCTTGCCCCCGTGCCAAATTAGGGGATATGGTCTAATGGTGATGATGCCATCTTGTCAAGGTGAAAGGTGCGGGTTCGAATCCCGCTATTCCCGCCAATAGAAGGTGAGTATGGATTGGATTTTACTTGCACCGCAGTATCACGCAATTATATTAGTGCTAGTACTTATGGCACTCACTATGATCTTTAGGATATATAGGAAAGTCTGTAAGGAGGAGTATGAAGCAGTTACTATTTTCGTTAACCGCCAAAGACTTCGAATTTCAAACCTTCTGTACCGGAGGTAACGGTGGACAGCATCGAAACGCTAAACAAAATGGTGTACGATGCATTCACACTGCTTCAGGCGCAGTCGGGGAACATAGAGACGGACGTGAGCAGTATAAGAATAGACAAGAGGCGTTCCGTAAATGCTGCGAATCAGATAAGTTTCGAGCGTGGCATAAGCTGGAGACTATGCGAAGATTGGGCCAACTTGACGGCATCGATTCTAGAGTAGACGCCATGATGCAGGAACAGAATTTGAAAGTAGAGTACTTTGCTACTCCTGAAGAACGTCGCAATATGAAAGGCATACACGGGAGTTAAGCGGGATTAGTGTTTAATAGCAGCATACGTGGCTTCCACCCACTAGGTAAGAGTGCAACTCTCTTATTCCGCTCCAGTTTTCCTACGCCTTAGATGCACCTACTAATAGGCGTTTGTAGGCAATGGGGTGCAATACTTGTCTACCTATGGCGAAGTGGTTCAACGCGGGTGGCTGCAACCCACCTATATATATCAGGGGTTCGAATCCCTTTGGGTAGTCCAAATTGAAGCGCGTCCACGTTCTTCCTCTATACCGTAGCCGGGTCAAGGCGCTAGTATATGAAACGTGCCTCTACGTACTCTACAGGGAGAAGTTGACCTATCTGTAGAAACGCTGACAAGATTAGAGGATTG